CAAGGCCCTCGATAGGCTACCTGAAGAACAGCGTGTATACATAACAGCGCTATTAAGACGAGGAGAGAAGTTCAATGCAGAGCCTCGCATAACAGTGTCCACGATACACGGAGCCAAAGGCGGAGAGGCTGATAATGTTATCTTGTTCACAGATCTATCTCCCGCGGCTGACGAAGCTTTTCGTATAGGCAATGACGACGTTCACAGAGTTTTTTACGTTGCAGTAACACGAGCTAAACAAAATCTGTATATAATAGAACCTGAAGATAATAATAGGAGCTACTACATATGAGACATTTAGAGTATATGAAGATGAGATTGAAGGAGGAAGAGATGAAAGATATGGTAAACCATCCTGAGCACTATACAAGTAGCTCTATTGAAACCATAGACATGATTGAATCTATTACAGCTGAGGGCTTTCATTATTACCTTGAAGGTAATATACTCAAATACTTAGCGCGTTATAGACACAAAAACGGTATCCAAGATTTACAGAAAGCACAGTGGTACCTTAACAAACTTATAGAGGTACAATATGACACTTCAGATGGCGATGTTCACACCGAAGTCAGAATGGATTCCACCACACGAACTACCTGACATAACCGGTGCTACCACAATAGCAATAGACGTCGAGACCAGAGATCCTGATATTAAGCAGAGCGGTCCCGGATGGCCCACTGGCAACGGCGAGATTGTCGGCTACGCTGTAGCTACCGAATATTGGAAAGGCTACCTACCAATCAAGCATCTTGGCGGGGGTAATCTTGACGAGCGTATAGTTAATAACTGGATGAAGAAAGTCTGTGAGTGCCCAGCTGATAAGATCATGCACAATGCACAGTACGATGCCGGTTGGCTACGGCGCACGGGTTTTACAATCAATGGCCGTATCATTGATACTATGGTTGTAGCTTCTCTGCTAAATGAAAACCGTTTCAGCTTCAGCCTGAACGCTCTAGCCTACGACTATCTCAATAAAACCAAGTCCGAGAAGGGATTGACCGAAGCAGCAGTTGAATTTGGTGTAGATCCCAAGGGCGAGCTCTGGAAGCTACCGTCCATGTATGTAGGACCATATGCAGAAACTGACGCTGTGCTTACTCTTGAATTATGGAATTGTTTCAAGAACCTTATGATCCAAGAAGACATACAGACCGTTGTCGATCTTGAGATGAAAGTCCTACCTGTCTTGATTGACATGACATGGCGCGGTGTTCGTGTAGATACAGACCGCGTTGAGCGCACCAGAGATTATCTGCTCAAAGAAGAAAAGGCTGTACATAAGCGCATCAAGGACCTGACTAACGAAAATGTAGAAGTGTGGGCGGCCGCTTCGCTTGCCAAAGCCTTTGATAGTGTAAGCTTACCTTATCCTAAGACTGAAAAAGGTGCGCCAAGCTTTACCAAGGCGTTCCTTGCCGAGCACACACACGAGCTACCTAAGCTGATCTTGCGCTGTCGTGAGCTAAACAAGACCCACGGGACATTTATCAGCACCATTATGAAGTACACCACGCCCCAAGGGCGCATACATGGGCACATAAATCAGATCAGATCCGACGATGGCGGTACTGTATCAGGGCGAATCAGCATGAATAACCCCAACTTACAGCAGATACCGGCCCGTGATCCTGAGCTCGGTCCGATGATTCGCTCACTGTTTCTACCCGAAGAAGGCGAAAAGTGGTGTAGTTTAGACTACTCGCAACAAGAACCACGGATCTTGGTGCATTATGCTAACGCTTATGGCAGATCATTAGGCAATGAACTCAAGTCCGTTAACGAATTTGTCCAAGGTTACGTCACAAACCCTGATATGGATTTCCATACAATGGTTGCAGAGATGGCAAAGATACCAAGAAAGCAAGCCAAGACTATCAATCTGGGCCTGATTTACGGCATGGGCGTCAATAAATTGTCCGATCAGCTCGATATAGGCGTCGATGAAGCCAAAGATCTTATCAAACAGTACCATGAGCGCGTACCATTCGTTAAGTTTTTGATGAATGGCGTGATGAATAAGCTAAACGGACGCGAAAGTTCAGGGTCAATACGTTCTATTCTGGGTAGAAAATGCCGATTTGACCTATGGGAGCCTGATAGTTTTGCTATGAATAAGGCTTTACCATACAAAGAAGCTGTAAATGAGTATGGTCCAACCACAAGATTGAAGCGAGCGTACACATACAAGGCGCTGAACCGGCTGATACAGGCCTCAGCGGCTGATATGACCAAGCAAGCTATGGTCAACATACACGAAAAAGGCATCATTCCGTTGATACAAATACATGATGAGGTGGCTTTTTCATCAAACAGCCAAGAAAAAATAAAAATGGTTGCAAATATTATGGAAAGTGCCGTACCATTAAGTGTCCCTAGTAAGGTGGACATAGAAGTGGGGCCTTCGTGGGGCGAAACTAAAAGTAGTTCCTCCTTAGAAGCACCCTCAGTAACTCGCATTGGGGGTGCTGATGAGTGAAGAACGATTTGAAGACTGTCCTATAGCCGTAAACGAGAAGGATTACGAGCGTCATGTGCCAGTTCCATACTATAATTTTTATGTAAACGCCTTAAATTCACACAAACGAAGTGAAATTATCAGCCCGAACGGAGTGGACGCTGAATATGGAGCTTACCGCAAAAGAAAAAAGGCTCAGGAGTAAACCTGAGCCTTCGTGATGTGTGTAGGAACTAAAATTTTACGAAATAAATCCTTAACATACAAGCTTTTTCTTGAAATATCATATAAAATCGCATAATATCCTACAAAAGGAGATAATTATGGATACAACCAAGTGGAAAAGTGTTCTTGTACCGATAGATGTCTACGAAAAGATCAAGCAATCTGCTAAAAAAGAAGGCCGGACAATAGGCGGCCAGCTCAGATATATCTATTCACAGTATAAATCTGAAGAGCAGCAGAGAGTTGAAGAGTTCGTTGAAGCTAATATGAAGCGAATCAACCAAGTCTCTAAGTGATTCGTTCTTTATTTTGTATGATACTCGATACCTGAACACCTAAGTTATATAACGCGTCTGTCATGGGCCCATCAGATGCCTTTTTACCCCTACTAGATACAAATACCTCAACCGCCTCGTTAGTTTCTGGGTGGTATGATACACTAACGGCTAGTCCTTCTCCAACGTCAGTCGTGACACATGGTCTTCTGTTTGGTAAATCCATTTATTTCCTCCTTTTTTTATCGGTCTATGGTTAATTTTGTGACATTTACAGGTCGATGCGTATTTTTTTCCGCCACAAGTACAACATATTGTCACTGGTCTACCCCTAAATATCTGATTGGTCATAACTTCTAACTATAAATAACTTTTTTTATAATAACAGTCTTGACTTTTATTTTTTTTTAAAAGTGTGTTACAGTGCAGTATGGACCCGTTAACAATTACCGCAGCTATGTCTGTGGCTAACAGTGCTTTTAATGCAATCAAACAAGGATTTGCCGCAGCTCGCGATATTGAACAAATGTCGGGAGACATCGGACGTTGGATGGGAGCCGTCTCTGATATAGATAATGCAGAAAAGCAAGCCAAAAATCCTCCCTTGTTTGGTAAGTTATTCAAAGCCGGATCTATCGAAGAGGCAGCTCTCTCAGCCTACGCGGCTAAAAAGAAGCTGGAAGAGCAGCGCTACGAGCTGAAGGTGTTTCTTAACATGACCTACGGGCCACAAGCCTACGATGATTTGCTCAAGATGGAAGGGCAAATAAGAAAACAAAGACAAGAGACTGTGTACAAACAGCAACAGCTCAGGCGTCAAATAGGCGAAGCCATAACTTGGTTCATTGTAATAGCCATTATTGGTGGTTTTGCTGTGCTGGTGGCCGGTATCTGGGTAAAAAAAGCAAAAGCGGACGGCTATACCTTCACGCCCCGTGCCTATACTAAACAACAATTAGAAAATCAGGGTAAAGTTGATAAGAAAAAATACACAACTTGTCGTTTAAAGAAGCGAATCACTTCAAAATATACAAATAAAAGAGCCTGTATTTATCAGGGTGGTAATAAAACATTTACTATGATGATCGAATCGTGGTGCCCCAAGAAGTACAAATGTTTATATGATCCAAATGGAACTGAACCCGACATTGACCAAGTCATGGAAAGTTTGAGAAGTATTGGTAAAAAATAAAGTTTGACAGCGTATATAAATATATGCGATAACAAATCTAAGAGTAAGTACCCTTTTCATTTGCTCTTATCCTATATAAAATGTGATAAAGCTCCGAGTTTCGTGTCCTCCATGTTTCCTCGGAGCTTTTTTTATTGACAAGCGTATAAGATAAATCCTATAACTGTATGTGTGGAGTGTTTAGCTCGTTCAGGACTGTGGTAGATCTCAGTATTTATCTTAGTGACGTAACCTCAAGGCGCTCCACATCAAACTATATAGGAGAAAAAAATGACTAATAAAAAAGAACAATGGGAAATAGAGCGAGACAAAGAGATCGCAGAGAAACAAAAAGCTATGGGAGCTATGACTGTCGGACAGCTGCAAGCGGTTCACGATGCTTACGAGGCTATAAACACGGCTATGATTAGTATAAGAGATATTAATGATCTTATGTTATCTGATATCAAAGACCTAGATGAAGCTTGTTACAAATTATTTGATGAATTTAATATGAGGGGCAGTGATGGCTAGAGGATATGATAAATTATATATGGATATTACTCTTGAGTTTTTAGGCAACATGGTTGTTGAAAAAAAGAAACAAGTAGAATGTGAGCCTAATGAACCGATGTGGAAAGAAGAATTAACTCAGCTAGAGAGGACTATAGGCCTAGTTGAAATGGAAAAGGAGTCGATTGAAAATGGTTAGAGAACAAGAAGGTAAGTTTAGTTGTACCGATTGTGGCTACATCTACAGCTCCATGC